GCGCGGGAGGCCGAATGGCTCAAAAAGACGGACGACGGCGCCTACTGGCTGCTCCGCGACGTGTCCCTGGCCCTCGATGGGGTGAGAAGACAGGCAACCCTGGACGGAGTGCTTAGCATTTCACCTCGGGATCTCGCCGAGCTGGCCGGCCGCGCTTTGCAACTCCTCAGGGAGCTCGGCTTGACCCCTGCAGCACGACATCGTATGGGTCTATGGGATGAGCAAGTCGACGATGCCTTCGCCAACGTCCTTAGCATCGCCCAGGCCAAGGCTGGGAACGGCGAGGAGTAGCCGCCGAACCAGGGCGCATGAGGCGGCGGCGGTCATGGAAGTCGTCGGCCGGCCCCTCCTTCCCTGGCAGTCCTACGCATTGGACGTCGGCCTCGAGCACGACGACGGCCAATGGGCATTCTCTGATGTGGCGGTGGCGGTGGCCCGTCAGAACGGGAAGACCGGCGGGGTGCTCGAGCCCAGAATCATGGTCGGACTGCTCCTCTGGGGTGAAGCGATCTTGCATTCCGCTCAAAATCGGGATCTGCCGCGAGAATCTTTCCTTGCAATCGCCGAGGTCCTCGAATCACGCTTCCCCGGTCGGCTGGCGTCGAGGCCTCGGCGAGCCAACGGCCAGGAGACCATCCGTATGCGTAACGGTGGCTCCTACCGGATCATCGCCCCACGTCCTGATGCGCCGCGCGGGCATCATGCCGACCTGATCGTCCTCGACGAAGTACGGGAATACCGGGACACATCCTTCGTCTCCGCCATCCTCCCCACTCAGAACACCAGCCCCAACCCGCAGGTCTGGTGGGCGTCCAACGCGGGGGATCCGGACAGTGTTGTCCTCAACCAGCTGCGCGCGAGGGGCCTCGAGGGAGATCCGAGCCTGGCCTGGATGGAATGGTCCGCCGACCCGGCCCTACCCGACGACTCGATCGAAGCATGGTCTCAGGCCAACCCGTCGCTCGGCGCGCTGATCGACGAAGAGCGGATCGCCCATCTCCACGCCACCCTGACGCCCGAAGCGTTCCAGACCGAAGTACTGTGCCGGTGGGTCGACATCAGCGGCACCAGGGCGGTCCCCGCACCACTCTGGGACGCCGCCAGATCCGGGACAATGGAAGGACCGGCTGGCCCCACCCGGCCGGTCCTATCCATCGACATCGACCCCGACCGCAACGCAGTCGCCATGGTCGCCGCCTGGCAGATGACCGACGGGCGGATCGGCACCGACCTGGTCCTCTACCGGACCGGCAACCTCGACGGTTTGGAAGCCCTGGTCGAACGGGAAATGTCAGAGCTCGGTCCTAGCCTCATCGGCTACGACCCCTGGACGACCCAGGCTCTCGCCGACCATTTGACCGCATCCGGTTGGACCACCCAGGCCGTGACCGGCAGAGCCTGGGTTTCCGCCTGTCAGACCCTCATCGATCTGCTCACCACAGATCGGCTCCGTCATCCCGGCCGGGAAGCCCTCGACGCTCAGCTGGCCCACGCCGCGCGGAGAGAGACCCGGGAAGGACGATGGTGGATCACCCGCGGTGCCGAACCCATCCCCGCGGTGACCGCCACCGCGCGGGCCGTCTACCTGGCGTCGAGACCCCGACCCGTCTACGCCATTCATTAACCCTCAACTAGAGGTTGAAGGTTGAGTTACGAACGTGTAGTTTTCGCTCATGGGTCTTCTCGGGTGGTTCCGCGGTGATGTAACACCGCAGTTAGAGACCCGCCACACCGACACCGACCCTTCCGCCTATCCCATCGACTGGCAGCTCGACGCGGTCATGTGGCATCAGCACCACGGGCAGATCTCACCGGAACGGGTACCGGCCGTCTACGCCGCCGTCGATCTGATCGCCGCCAGCATCGCCCAGCTCGACACGGTCGAGACCACACCCCTCTCCCGGAAACCGGATCCGTTCGACACCCGCTACAACTTCTTCTTCGAAACCGTCTGGTCGCTCTGCTGGTACGGGGACGCCTACTGGCTGGAGACACGAGCCGACCGGTCCACTGACAGTCTCCAGGTCCTCGACCCGAAAGACGTCCATGTCGAATGGGAGGACACAACTGCTCGCCGCCGCCGGGAATACCAGTGGCGGTCCGAAGAGGTAGACAGGGAGCGGCTCAGCCATCTCCGCTTCCATCCCCGCCCCGGCGAGCTCTGTGGCCTCAGCCCTATCGAAGCGGCTCGGTTGACATGGGAGGGTGCCGCCTACTCCGAAGAGTACGGGTCGTCCCTGTTCGGAGCGGCCGGTGTCCCCTCCGGGGTGCTCACCGCGCCCACCGCCCTCTCCAAGGATGAGGCCGAAGAGCTACGAGCACAGTGGAATGCGGCGCGCGGGGGCGGCAGGAACACCGCCGTGCTCAGTGGGGGGATGGCGTATCAGCCGGTAGAGCTCAGCCCAGCGGACATCGGATGGTTAGAAACCAGAGCTTCCAACGCCCAGGAAGTCGCCCGGATCTTCCACATACCCGGCGACCTCCTCGAAATCGCCATCCAGGGCGGTTCAGGGTCGATCACCTACAAGAACCTGGCCGAAGTCGGCGCCGACTTCGTCCAATACTGCCTGTCACCGTATCTGACCATCATCGAAGAGGCCTGGGTCGGGTTGAAAGGCCAGCCGGCCATCACCTTCGACACTGCACCCCTATACCGGGAGAGCCTCGAAACCCGGGCCCGGACCCTCGGTCTTCTCACCGCCGCCGGCGCCGACCCCGATGCGGCAGCCGAGGCGACCGGCTTCACCGATCTGCCCATGAATAGTCCGGTACAGGAGGTAGCACCCCTATGAGAACCTTCGAATTGAGCCTGCCCCTCGAGATCCGCGCCGAAGCAGAGGGCGATGGTCGGACGCTCGAGGGGCGGATCGTCCCGTACGGAGAGACGATCCAGCTGGGAGACACCTGGGAGGCTTTCGCCGCTGGTGTCTTCAGTGAGGTAGAAGCGTCGAATGTCGTCCTGTTATGGCAGCACGACACGACCGCGCCCATCGGCCGGATGACCGACCTCCGCGAAGAGGAGGACGGCGCCTACGGCACCTTCCGGCTGGCCGACACCGACCGGGCCCGCGAAGCCCGCTCCCTCATCGACGACGGGATCATCCGCGGGCTGTCGGTCGGTTTCGAAGAGGGCCGGACCAAGACGCTGAAAGGAGTCCGTACCCACACCCAGGCCAGGCTCATGGAGACGAGCCTGGTCACCTTCCCGGCATACCCAACCGCGGGCGTGCTGGCCGTCCGCGAGGAGGAAAGAATGGAAGAGCCCGCCGCCGATGTCCAGGTCCTCGAGGAGGCGCCCCCCGCGCCCGTCGACCTGAGCCCCATCAGAAGCGAATTAGAGGATCACGGCACCCAACTCCGGGAGGTCCGCAACCTGATCGCCAACATTCAGACGCCCGGACAGCCGGTAACACCGGAGAAGACGCTCAACGCCTACTTCGCCGAGGCGATGAAGATGGTCGCCGACAAGCCGTCGGAGAACCGGGCGCTGGCTGATGTGATCGGCACCGGCACCGGCAACGCCGAAGGCCTCCTCTACAACCAGTTCGTCTCCGAACTGCTCGGCGTGCTCGACTCACGTCGGCCCATGTTCAGTGCGGCCGGGACGGTCGGCTTCCCCGCCAGTGGATACGGCCTGGTCTTCCCGCGGAGGACCCAGTCGACCCTGGTCGGAAAGCGTGGCGCGGAGAAGACGGAGGTCCCCTCGAGGGAACTGACCATCGCCCAGGCCACCTACGCCATGGAATGGTTCGCCGGTGCTGTCGACGTCAGCCTCGAGCTGATCTCACAGTCGGACCCGTCCGTCGTCCAGGTGATCGCCACCGACCTGCAAGCCCAGTATGCGATCGCCACCGAAGACGAATTCGTCGCCGACGCTGAAGGGGCAGCCACCGCCACCGGTGACGCCCTCGACACTGCCACGTGGGGAGCCTTCGTCGCCGACGTCGTCTCCGCTTCGGCGCAGATCAGGACGGCGACGGGCGCGCCCGGCGACCGGCTGGCGTTGACGACAGCCTCATGGCAGGCGATCGTCGGACTGTTGAACCCGAGCCAGCCGAGCATTTCGTTCGGCGCCGGCCCGGACTTCACCGCGGAAAGCCTCAACGTGGGTGGAGTGGCCGCCTTCCACAGCCCCTATTCGACGGTGGATCTCCAGTTCAACGAGACCAGCCTCCGCAAGGCGGAGAAGCCGCCGATGACCGTCACCGCCACCAACGTGGCTCTGATGGGACAGGACATCGGGATTCTCGGCGCCACCATCTTCCTTCCCCTCTACCCGTTGGGGATCCTCAAGCACAGCGCCTAAGGAGGGCACATGACAGAAAGAGACCCGGTCACCGAAGAGGAGATCGTTCCCGAACCCGTACCGGAACCTCATCCGGAAGAGGACGAGAACGACGATGAGAACGGAGACGAAGAGAGCTAGTGCCTCTTGCCTTCCGCTACCGCTGGTCGGGGATCCAAACCCAACCGGGGGCCGGTCGACTATCGACCGACCAGGGATGGGTTGACACTGTCCTCGAAGTCCGACTGTCGGAAACCTCCGACGATGGGCGGGTCCCCGACTTTGTCGTCTACGACGCCGCTCCGGTCCCGATAACCGTCACCGCTTTCGGTGGGAAGGTGGCCGTATTCGACCCGTCGGGACCGTCGGTCGACCAGGGGACCTTCCGTACCATCCCGGTGACGGTCGGCCATATCGAAGGGACCTCCCCGGCCAACAATGAGGACCTGGCCGTCGACGCCTTCGAAGGGGACGAACCGGCTCCCACCCCGCTCGCCCTGGAACGGGTCAAAGCGGCGCTGATCCAGAAGGCGGCCCGGTTCGTCATCTTCCCTACCGGGCCGCTCGGCTTGTACGGGGAAATGTCCGAATGGGGCACACCGACCGCCAAACCGGACTATCAGATCGCCGAACTGTTGAAAGGGCTCCACCTTCCCGACTATGACGTAGACCTGGTCGGCCTCATCACCACCGATGATGTGATCCGCAACGGGCTCCAGGCCGACCCCTCAACGTTCCCCGCGGAGCGCCTCCCTGATGTGCAACGGGCAATAGACGCTGCAACCGACTGGGTTCATAGCGAACTGTGGGATGCGTGGGGGGTGGCATGAATGCCCTCCCGCGCAGAGATGAAGGAAGCCCTGCAGACCGAATTCGGTGGGGACATCCTGTTCGTAGCGGCGGTCCCCTCCACCTTCTCACCGCCGCAGGTGATCGTCATGCCCGGAGACAACTGGCTGGAACCGGACACCCACGGCACCGTGGTGGAACGTTGGGAGGTATGGGTGCTCGTCTCGATCAAAGAGCCAGAAGCCGGGATCGACCAGGCCGCCGCGTTGAACCTACGGATTCAGCAGGCCTGCTATTCGGTGGGTGCCCACTGGGAGCTGGTCCGCCAACCGCGGGTACCCCGCAACCAGCAGGGCCAGATGGTGGCCGCCCGCAATCTGATCCGTTTCAAATACACCGCGTAAGGAGGTAACCCAATGACCCTGCCCATTTTCATTCCCGGATATGAGGCCACCATCACCCTCAACGCCGACGACTTCTCCACGGTCGGATCGGTGATCAGCCTGGAACAGTCGAAGAACATCATGACCAAACCTGTGTTCGGGTCGGCCTTCGCCTTTTCGCTGGGCGGCCAGAAGACGGGGACGATCACCGCTTCAGGCCATATTTCCACTGAGAAGCTGCCCGACCTACAGGCCGCTTTCGACGCCGCCCAGCCGATCGCGTTCACGATTCAGATCGGTGACGCAGCCGGCACTACCGACGCCGGGGTGTATTCGGGGAACTGCACCATTTCCTCACTGACCACCGAATCAGCGGCGGATGGTGAATGGGACTGGTCACTCGAAGCTCAGACTGCAGGGGAGATCACCTATGCCGCTGGTACCCCCTGAGTGAGATGGGCAGCCCTGAAATCATTGTGGAAGGGGCCGATCAGCTAGCCCGCAATCTGACCGGACTCGCCCGGGACCTCGACCAGATCACTACACAGATAGGAGACGAGCTCGCCCAACCCATCGCCACCCGGGCCCGCGCCCGCGCTCCACGTCGTAGCGGACGGCTGGCCGATTCGATCGTGGTCACTGCCGGCCCCGAGGACGCCCTGATAGAAGCCGGAGAAGGTTTGCCCTATGCGGTGGTCGTCCACTACGGCGGCTACCCGGGTAGCTATTCGGGCCAACCCTTCCTCACTGATGCTCTGGCTGATGCCGGTGATGTACCAGCCGACTATGAGCGTGCCCTCCTCGACGCGATCAATGCTGACTGGGTGGACTCGTAATGGCTGAAATCACCATTCAGGTAGACCGGGAGGAAGGCCAGACAGAAGAGCTCACCCTCGACCTCGACCTGTCCACGTTGACGATGCGCGAATCGGTACGGCTCGAAGCCATTCTGGGAGAACAGACCTTCGCCGCTCTCGCTTCTGAAGCTGTAGAAACCCTGACTTCGCCGCGGGTGATCCAGGGGGTCATCTTCGTCAAGTTGAAGACCCTCTATCCCGACATCGAGCTGGACGGTTTCGACCTGGACCTGTCCACCCTGCAGGAAGCCATGCCTGACACCCCAAAAGTGTCAGCCTCCAACGGAGGGTCGAAACCCTGATGCCCGAACTGGCTGCCACCTACGGGCTCACCCCGGCAGACGTGTGGGCTCTGACCAACCGGGAGCTCACCGCTTTCCTTGACCATCACAAACGGCTGGTGAAAGAGTCACAACGTGGCCGGTAACACCATCGCCGTCAAAATCGTCGGTGACGCCTCAGACCTGAAAGGCGCGCTATCCGGCGCGGAGGGTGGGCTCAAACAGGTCGACAAGGCGATCGACACCACAGAAGGCAACCTGCAGGATCTCGCCACTGAAGCCAAGGAGACGGGCGACAAGGTAGGCAGCGGGCTCGGCGAAGGGTCGGCCACCGCCGAAACCCGGATCATGGGACTGCGGGACATGATCGACGGTACTGCCGCGATCATGGCCGGGCCTGGTGAAGCAGGATTGTCCGCCTACCTGCAAGGCTGGGCAGACCTGGCCGGTGGTATCGCCAACACTGCCGCTCCCGCCCTCGAAGCCATCAAAAGCGGCCTCCTCAACAACATCAAGACAATGGCGAAAACCACCGCGCTGCACGTCGCCAATGTGGGTAAGCAGATTGCGGCCTGGGCGATGATGGGTGTCCAATCGCTGATTCATGCCGCCAAAGTTGCTGCCGCCTGGCTGATCAGCATGGGCCCGATCATCCTCGTCGCCGCCGCCGTTATCGGCCTCGTCGTCCTCATCATCAAAAACTGGGACAAGATCAGCGCCTTCCTCAAAGCCACCTGGGAGAACATCAAAAAGGTGGCCAGCGTCGTCTGGGAGGGGATCAAATCGGCAATCAAGAACGTAGCCGACTGGCTGGTGTCCTTCTTCATGAACTGGACCCTGATCGGAATCCTGATCAAACACTGGGACAAGATCAAAGAAGGTGTCGAATCGGTCTGGGACTTCATCAAAGACACCTGGAACAAAATCATTGACTTTCTGGGCGGGCTTCCCGGCAAAGTAGCCAGGGCGGTCTCCGGCCTGTTCAACGGGGTGAAAGAAGCGTTCCGCTCCGCGGTCAACTGGATTATCGACAAGTGGAACAACCTCGAGATCAGTCTCGGCGGCGGCTCCATCCTCGGGGTGGATATCCCGAAGATCACGATCCGTACTCCCAACATTCCCAGCTTCCAAACCGGCGGAGTGTTTCACGCTCCCGGCGGGCGGGCTTCGGGTCTGGCCCTACTCCATGACAATGAGACGGTCCTACCCGCCGGCCATCGGGAAGGCTCCACCTTCAATATCACGGTCAACGCCGGGATGGGCGCCGACCCGAACGCCATATCGCGTGCCGTAGTCGAAGCCCTCCAGCGTTATCAGCGGGCCAACGGCGCCATTCCGGTAAGGACCCACCGCTGATGCAGTCTGTCTACGACCAGGAGCGGATCGGCGACCCTATCTACGACGGTCTCACGCTCGGCGCCGTCTTCGACCCTGACACGCTCCCATCCCGCCAATTCGTCAAAGCCGACCATCCCGGAGTACGGGCCATCCGCATTCCCGACGGGACCGTCGCCCTAGTCAAAGACCTGGCCGACCCTTACACCATCCCCGCCGCCGCCGGGGGTGCTGGGAGCACGACCATCGGCCCGATAGGCATTCTCGGCTATGCGGAGATAACCGCCAACCAGACCGGCATCACCGGCACCATGGTGGATATAACCGGCCTGTCGGTATCCGTCACGATTGGCTCAAGCCGCCGTCTCCGGGTCAGCGTCCATGTCGCCACGACAACCTCGACGGTCAGCAGTGACCGCGCCCAGGGGTTTATCCGCGAAGGCAGCACCCAGCTCGGGGCGAGCACGAAACGGTTCAGCGGGACTAACGGCGAAGCCGGCTTCGACTTCGCCTGGATTGGCCTTCCCAGCAGCGGCAGCCACACCTACAAGGCCAGCTACGGAAGGATCAGCGGAACCGGAACCCATGAATGGAACGCCAGCGCTACCGCCCCTTCCTTCATCCTGGTCGAAGACATAACCCTGGTCAACGCGACCATCAGCACTAGCGGGGAACATGACCTGATGGAGCTCCTCTACTGATGACCCTCACTGTTCCCCCTCCCGGCCAGACCCTCCGATGGTTGGGCGGTCCTGTCGACGTCCGGGTCGAAGTCGACACGGGTCTCGAGGGAGCACCCATCGGCGTCTGGGATTCGACCCAATGGGATCAGGAAGTATGGGCCACCGAAGACCCACCGTGGGCGGACCTCACCCCCTACGTCTTCGCCGTCGAACTGAACGCAGGTGCCGCCCGGTGGGGTGAACGGTTCGAAACCGGCAGCGCGGTCCTCACCGTCGACAACACGACCGGCATCTTCACCGCCGAATCGGAAGTGGAACATTGGCCCCTTCCGTTCCGCCCGGGCCGGCTCGTCCGGGTCGTCGCCATCCCCGACGCGACGACCGGGACCAAGATCCCGCTGGGAACAGGGATCATCGA